GTGCCAGTGAAGCGATTGCATGGGCATCTGAACCATCAGCTACTGCATCTTCATCTGAGCAGATGAAGATGTTCTTCAAACCAGTTACCCAGTCTTCGCCAGCAGTCCATTCAACCACTTTGGAATCTGCGCGATAGTACGCAGCGGGCTGATTGATGTAGAAATCCTGACCCGACGCCCCAGTACCACCAGATGAGAGAGCTTTGCGCTCGTACCCGGATTTCGCACCCAGGCCGCCAGCTGTTAACTCTGCTGCATTGATGGTTGCGAGGGTGTCTGCTTCAGCTAATGAAGCACGGGCATCGAGGCCAAGGTACAGGTTTGCAGGCGGCGCGCCGTAGTCTGCGAGGCCGGTAGCGAAGTAGGCCGATAATATCGCGATTTCGCCGGTATCGTGTAGGATGTTTCTGTCAACTGCGTGGTCTTCCCAGATTATATGGTATAGGCCGTCCAAACCCTTACGCAGATGTTTAACATCCCAGATGGAGTGGTACTTGAGCATTGTTTTCGCTTTATTCATTTGACTTCCTCCTTTTTGTCTTCTTTTATATCTAATTTTTCACATATCTTGCCGATAACTTCCGAGTTCCTGTTGATTATCTTCTTTAGGTCGCGTTGCTGCCAGAGCAAAAACACGGCAACGAAGATTGGAAAGCCGACGTCTTTGATGATGTTGATGAATGCATCCATTAAGTGGTCTCCTTAGGTGGTGTATTTGGTAATGATACTGGCGCCGGAGCCGGTGTCGCTAAATTCTTATTCGCTGATTCCAACCTCCATTTCATCGACTCTCTAAGAATGAGTCTAGCTTCATCAATTGAGATTACCTGGTCTTCGACTGCTTTCCAGATATCCTCTGTGTTGTACTCGACTTCTGGACTTCCGAAATGCAGCTTCATGTTGGCTTTATATGGGTCAAAGCCATTAGATAAGAGTACCTGACCCCAGATATTCTCGACTTGACGTTTGATTTCCCGACGCAGGCTCTCAATCTTGGATTCGAACATTTCGGTGGCAGCTTCCGCAGTTGCTTTTGTAAACCCCTGCTCAAGCCCGAGTTTCAATGACGGGTTGGCAAGTGCCATGAGGAACTCGTCTTCCATTGTTTTTATCCAGGCATCGTAAGTAGCAGTTCTTTGCGGTACTGAAGTTTTAATATCTCCAGGCACGTTTGATGCAATGCGTTGGCCGGTGGTTGCCATATCGACAAATTTCTCACCGATTTCCTTGATTTTTGCATCACTCATGCCTTCGAATATCCAGAGCTCATTACCGAAGGAGAATTTCTCGAAGCCTTCTTTCATGGCAGCACGGATAGCTTTCCGGAGTTCGTATATCGATGGTACAAGCTTCCCGGTTAATGTGCTCACTGTTGGGATTTGTATCAGCGAATAGATAATCCCAGTACCGAATGGTGCAGTGCCAATGATGTTTGAGCTGAAGTGGATAAAGTCAGAGGATGGTAGTGTCTTTGAGCCGAAATCCGCGGTCAGCCTTATATCATAGGTATCACGGATAGGCATCATCTTTGAAGTTGGGAGTGCATAATCCACAGACTGCACCGGGATGTAATTAAAGCCGTTGACGATATTCCAGAAGCTATTGCCAAATGCGTCGAGTTCCTGAGCAATTGTGAGTATTTTACCATCCAAGTTATTGAGGTGATTCCAATGGTCAATACACTCTTTAGCTGTCCAGGAACCGGTGCGTCCTACGTGTGCAGGTATTGGAAGCTGGAGTGGGTATTCATCAGAGGTAGTAAAAATACCAGAGCTCACAATTTGCTGAGCAAACTGGATTATACTTTCCTTTATTACTGGGTCCTCGTTGAATACCTGGACTTGAGTCTTGAAGGAGGATACCAGCCTCACACCATAGCTCTGCTCCACAGTGCCAAGAATTGCTTGCCCATCATTTATCTTGGTCTGTGAAGGAAAAAGGCCCTCAACTACACGGTTAAGACCTCGTTGAAATAGATTCATTGAGGACTTCCTTTATCTTCGAGATGAGTAGTGAGCCGGCTGGGTTCTTGAATAAACCACCGCGCGGAAGCACACTCTCGACTGCGGATTTGAGTTCGTCATGGGCAAACGTCTTTGCATCCGCAATTCGCTGGTACTGGGAAGTTTTGAGGGTATGGAGTTCAGCCTGGATACGGGAAATAGCTTCTTTGAGGGATTTGTTTTCGGCGAGTGCAGCATTGAGAGCTTCAGACCCAGTTGGTGGCAATGGGTATTTCTCGGGATTTGCATTGTACTCTTCTGGTGTTATGTTGTAGTGAGAGCATGCACGCTCGACGTAAGAAGTACTGGATTCTTCAGGTAATGGTTCTGCTGGAGCTGCCGGTTCAGTTGACGATGATGGTGATGCTGGTTCTGATGGTTCTCCTGTATCTACAACAGCATCTACCATTACCACGACTTCTTTGCCTACATTTCCTGGTATTGATTCCTGGAGCATCTTTACTTCAGAGATAAATGAACCTGTTTTCTTCTCGGCTTCAAACAACATTACTTTGGAGTTCTTGTCGCCGGGCTGCAGACCTTCGAGTAAATCGACTCTGGTGAATACCAAACCCTCAAACTCAATTGCATGAGGGGATACTGACTCATCGAGCTTTTCACTGCGCCAGGTAAATTCCACGCTGCAGTTTTTGATTCTGCCATCCCGAACCTTCTTGGCATAATCCCCAGGTACATATGCAACAGACTCAACACATTTATCGGAGTATTCTGAATCCAGTACAACTGCACCTGGGATTACACTTTCATGGTTCCGGCCCACAGGTCTGTCAATGAGGGACCTTGCCGCTAGTTCCAGCTCTTTGGCAGAGAACCTGCGGACCGGATAAGGCTCACCAGGATGGTGTGTTTCGGCTTCTGTTTTCGCGACGAGCTTAAGGAGATTCTCACGAGGCAGTGTTTTCATGCCGGGTGGAACCCAACTGAATGATTCTTTAAGAGCCATCTGACACCTCCATGGTTATTAGGGTATTGTTAATACTTAGGCGGATGCTTCTCCTGCAGCTAACGGCATGAGCATCTTTTCTTTGGCGCGGACACTGGCTACGAACCCGTACTTGTTGGTTTCGGGATGTTCATACGGTTCGACTGTTAACTGCCGGCGGTATGCGAGGGCGATCGCTTTCTTGGAATTGAGGACCACCGGTACTGTCATGCCTTCAACGCGTAAGAAGGTCATTCCCAGCATTGTTTTCGCAACGCCGGTGCGCATAACTTCATCGGAACCGGCATAGAGAGCATTGACGAACTGGTCGAGTGCCAGAAGACCCCAGTAATGAGCCGGAGAAACCAGGCAGTAATCGGCAGGGCCATACTTCGCTACGTCGACTGCACTCATGAATTTTACCCAGTCAGTCCAGTCGGTGTAGTCTGTAATAACGCCGACATGCGTGGCGCCACCGGCACCGAGTAGTGCAGCTACGAGCAGTCCGCAAAGACCGGCCTGAATCGCATAGCCTGCACCCTGAATCTGTTCGGCCATTACGTCCCAGGTTGCATCTTCGAGATGAGCACGGGTCCAGGAAACGAGGACACCGTATTCGGTATCAAGCGCGATGTCGACTTCCGCTTCGGTTTTCGGGGAGTCTGTAAATGCGCCGGCTGTGATAGCACTGAATGTACCGTATGTGCCGACCGGGATTTTCATTGTGGCCTGGGTGGTTGTGAAGATTCTTGCGAAGTCCAGCGGTACGTGAGCTTCTGCACCCATGATAATCATGTTGAGCAGTTCGAGTGTGGCCGCTACTGAGGGAGTTTCATCCGAGATGTTGCCTTCCAGAGTTGCTTCCACGAGGCGGCGAGCACGAAGTTCGTTATACCGCTGGAAGAACTTGGATTCTGTCCAGGCAGTCTTACGTGATAAGGATTCGCAGAGTTGTTTGTTCTGGATTGCAAGGATAGGGTCTTTATGGGAGAGGATACCATGGTTAGCAATTTCGTAGGCTGGAGTGTTAGGTGTGATAAGCTTGGTAGCCGGCATTGTCATTGTTTACCTCCTTCACAGGGACTGCCTGTGTAATACAATGCGTGGGATAGGAGCAAAGAGCAATAATTCTGTATCTTCATTATCATTATAGCACGTTTACTTGGCTTTGTAAACTACCCCTACTTCAAATCGCAGGAGAATAGTTCCAAAGAATTTTCTGCTACAACACCTACACTTATGCCTACATACACTTACACTCCACATACACTCCACATACACTTACACTCTCACATTAATTATGGCAAC